TACATCAGCAACCGACTCAGCTAATCTTTGTTTGAGAGCAATATTTGACTTAATTTGCTCGTTGAGTTTATCTTCCATCTCATCTAATTTCTCTACCATAGTAGAGAGTACATCATATTTCTCTTCAGGGATAGTTACATAATGATCTTCAAAAAGACTCTTCATTCCAACAAGGAATGATTCGGTCATTTCGGTCTTGAGTCCTTGCTCAACTGCGAGTTGATTTTCGGTCATCCACTCTTCAGCGACATACTCAAGATATGCATCAACTCTGTCAGTCAGTTCTTCCTTGATTGAACCAACTTGCTCTTCCAGAGCTTGCTCATATTGTGCAGTCAATTCTTCTTGAATTGATGCAACCTTTGCCTTGATAGCAGTTTCAAAAATGGTACGTGCCTTTTCTTGGAAGTCCTCGGAGAGTTCTTCGCCTGCAAGAAGTGCTTCAACATCTTCTTCCATGTTGTACTCTACAACTTCTTCCTCTTCAGCAACTACTTCGGTAGTCTCTTCTTCAGCAACTACTTCCTCAGAAGTTTCTTCTTCTGCTTCGGCAACTACTTCTTGATCCTCTTCTACCTCATCAGCCTCTTCCTTAGCCATTTTTTTCATTGGCTCAGCAGGCTTGGCACCTCTCTTCACAACGTCTGCGACTGTTGCGATTGAAGGTTCCTTGAGTTTAGCAGAATCGTCATCTGCCTTATAGTTTTCTGGAGTTGGGCCACCGAGATCTTCCACAGCAGGTTGTCCAGGGGTTGAGTGGGACAACTTTTGCATTGGTTCAGCTGCAGCAGCACCTTTGGTTACTACGTTTTCCATTTCTTGTAAATTGCTACCAACGGACATTTTTGATTAAATATTTTTTGTATTAATCTATATTTATTTATAATTTATAAATCTAAGAGGAAAGTCTTGAATAAATCAAGTTTGTGCTCCTCAAGTCTTCTTTGACCAACAAGGGTTTCAATTTTCTTTTTGGTCGTTTCTGCGAGTTGTTCACGAAGGATTCCACCTTCCCAAACCCACTCTTTTCCTTCCATGATTCCTTGAACAAAAGCATCAGGAGCAGAAGGATCGGCAACGATATCAGCAGCAGTTGCTAACATGAAATCTTCACCGACAACTTTGTGACCTTCATTTGTGGTTCTCAATGAACCAACACCACGAGAAGAAACACCGAGCATTACACCTTCATCGAGAAGTGAAGATGCAATCTTACCCATTGGGGTATTGAGGATTTGTGCCTTTCCTCTGAAATTACTTCCTTCTTGAACGAGTGAAGTGATTTTGTGAGAAACGCGATCAAGATTTACAGTAGGACCATCGGGGTGACCGAGTTCACCGAGAGCACGACCTTTCTTGACGAAAGTTTCGTTGTATCTCTTTACCTCACGGGAAAGAGTTTCCATGGGATACATTCTACCGTTACGGTTTTTAATATCTCCTTGGAGAAAAACTCCTTCAATGTACAGTTTCTTATTAGCACCTTTTCCTTCGGTGATAATCTGTACGTTTGAAATTTCTTCTGTGATAAGTTTCATTTGTTTATCCAGTAAATCCTACTTGTGCTCCTTTAACTGTTGCCGCACTAGCAAAAACACAATGCGTTGGTGTTTTTTCCAAATACTCAACGGTATTTGCTGGCATCGTGAAAGAACCAACTCCAGCGCCGCTTTGTGTCTCCACTACTTCAACAATAGCAACAGATCCTGTATTAACCAAACGTACAACTGTTGCCTGACTAAAACTAGTGGCAGTACCCGTCGTTGTTGGCAGTGCTATTTCAGCACCTTTCAATAATGTTCTTGCCATTATTCTTGTTCCTCTGATGATTGATCGTCACCGAATAAAGATGCACCAACTGTTGGGCGAACAGCATCAATTCTTTGTGCAGATTTTGCATAAAGAGCATCTTTGATTTTGTCGCTAATATCCGAAGCGGAAGCATCCGATCCTATCAAATTTACAATTTCTTCCATGAAAAGTGATTATAACTATATTTTTTATTTATATCTCGCCACCTTTTGGTTCTTTTACCTGTGTGATATTTCCTTGTGCTTCCAAATCTGGTTCCATTGGAACATCACCCACCATTCCCATTTCTCCCTCTTGAGGAAGTGGTTCTCCAGTAATTGGATCAATGGTACTTGGATCTGGAATAATACCATCTTTGATTTCTTGTTCAATCTGCTCATCCATTTCAATAATTTCGGAGTCAGTTTGGCGGAGAACTTTCTTACGAACCCATTCGGTAGAATAATACTTACCAATATAAGGTTCGATAGTTGCAAGAATTCCAAGACGCTCATTGAGCATCTCAGACTCTTTCAGTTCTGCAAACTGATTATCATATAAGAAGTCATATTGAATATGATCGGCAATTGTATCCCAATCTTCTGGGGACACAATGTTTTTGAGAATCAATTGAGTCTTCAACATATCGTTGAATAACTGTGCAAATCTCTTTCTCAAACGACCAACGAACTTGGCGAACTTAAGTTCGTCTCTCAGAATTTCAGAAGAACGACCAAGATTGAAACCACCGTCAGCAGCAATTCTTGATTCGGGAACTCCAAGTGCTCTATACAGTTTCTTTTGGAAATATTCAATATCAGCAAGTTCGCCAAGATTTTGTCCACCAGGAAGTGTGGTGATTTCTGTTCCACGACCACCTTCTCTTCTAGGAAGCCAGAAATCTTCCATCATAGACATAAACTTACGATCATCACGAACCTCACCAGTTCCTGCATCATAAACTAACTTGTTACGATAACGCATCATAACGTCACGAAGATATTGTTCTGCCTTTACCTTAGGAAGATTGCCAACATCAATATAGAAAATTCTACGCTCTGGTGCTCTTGATAATCTGTAAATTACCAGAGAATCCTCAATCATTCTCAGTTGATTGAGTGCTTTGATTGCCTTATGCATATAAGACAATACCGTTCCCTTATTCCTATCAACAAGACCGGAAGTCACATAGGTGATAGAATCTTTTGCTATCTTTATGGAACTTTTGCTTTGTTGTGATCCTGGTGAAGTTGGATACTGTGGAGCTGGGGAATACAAGAAGTACTCATCAATCTCAGGATTCATTACCTTATTTTCAGGAGCAAGTCTGAGATTTACAAGTCTCTGATCTCCTTCTTTTTTCTTTTCCTGTCTGACATATTTGATCTTCATTGGATCAATATATCTCAACTCTTTGATTCCTTCTTCTGGTTTTTTGATGTCGATGACTTTCATATAAAAAAGTCTTCCATCAACATACCAATTTCTGAAGATTTCGTGTGCCTTTCTATCGAAATCTAATATTTCTTTTATTCTTTTGAATTCTTCTCGAATTGACTTCTTGAGTCTATCACTAGCATTCAAATTAGATAACTCAATCTCAATCGGAGAATCATAAAGATCACTGACGATTGCTTCATTAACAACGTCTTCAATAGCACCATCACATTCTGGATGAAGTGCCATCTCACGATATCTCTTAATTAGATCATATTCAGTTCTATATACACCTTCAATGTCTACATATGAACCATAAAATCCACTAGTAATATAATTATCAACCCCGTCCTCATTAGTTTGAGGAACGGGGGAAATTATAGAAGCGGATTTTTTTTCTGTATCCTCAATTGAAAAACCAAAAAGTTTTGCCATTATAATCTTGACTAGACTGTTATTCTATTATTTAGTTAATGTCCTCTCCGCCAGCATTTGGAGAAGTTCCCTTAGATGCTTCCCACCACTGAACTTGAAGTTCTACAGTGAACTCTTCAATAGTATCAGTAGTTTCGTAGCTCAGGTCAATTGTTGAAATATTCGTTGGGAATACATCATAGAAGTGGTAAGATCTGAGAATACCACCGTCACGTCCGAGTTGATAGACATAAGCATCTGCCTGGTATGCTTCTGGATCAGTCAGTCCAGTGCCATCATTCATCTTATTGATTGTATTCATCCACTTCTCGAATGCCGAGCGAATGGAGAAATCAACATCGTTGATGACGGTAATTGTCCAGGTTTCGAATGTTCTGTCGCCAGCGATTTTAAGAACACGACCTCTGAATGGAACATCGATCGGAGCAACTGTTGATGCTGGCAGTGCCGCTGCCTTTACAAGAAATCTTGACTTTTGCAAGGTATCGTTATCGACACCAACGGCACCAGGGAATGCTAACTCAACTTCAAATAGATTGGGTCTTGCACCACCACCAGTTAACTTACTCTTAAAATCAGTGATTTTTCTGAGTGGAATGTTGTTTACTTGTTGACGGGTTGCCATAGTTCGTTAAACCTCTAATTTAATTAAACGTTACCAATTACTTCTTCAAAAGCAACACCAGTTCTGGTGGCAACAAATGTAAGACCGATGAAGTTAATCGACCTTGCAGGTTTGATGAAGATGTCTGCGACAAACTCATTGTTGTCGATGACGGCAGCAGTGTTATTTGTCTCATCACAAATAACGACATAATCTGAAATTCCTCTCTTAGCCTGAACATCACGGAGGAATGGTTCAACGATATTTACAAAGTTGGTTCTTGTAATCTCATCGTTGAATTCGAAGAGTTGATCCTTGGCAGCAGCAGAGATTGCATCCTCAAGGTATACAAACAAACGACGAACGTTGATTCTATCGAATGCCGA